TGAGAATGCAATAGCAGGAGATTTACCAACATTAACTTCAAAAGTATTTGTTTGAACATTAGAAACTGTTAACCATCCACTACTTGCTTCATCTGAAGATCTTGGATACTTATGCTCAGATCTATATTGATCCATAGAACAAGTAAATGTTAAAGATTCGTCTTCAAGTTGAACCTTATCACCATTACTTAATCCATGTCCATTAGATGTGAGTACTAATACACCAGTTTCAGCATTATATGTTGCACCTGTTGCAGTAAGAGAAGTAGGACCAATCAATCCATGAGATGCTTTAGTAATTGTAAGATCACCTGTGGCAGCATCATATGTTGCTCCAGTAGGAGTTATCTTACGACGATCTGCTACACCAACATTAACTGTAATTGTAGTAGCAGTTTCTGCAGTAATAGCAAGTGCTGTTCCAGATGCAGGATCAGTTGGTCTTGGATATGCATGTTGTGTAGTATGATTATCAGCATCACAAGTAAAGGTTATACCGCCATCAGCAATAGTGACTGTGTTAGAAGTTGTTAAACTATGTGATCCGATTTCTATTACTAAGTTACCAGTTGCACCATCATAAGTTGTTCCAGCAGCTGCTGTAACAGCACTACCAACACTAGGAGTAATGGCATTAGTTACACCACTTACAAAAGTATGAACACCTGCAGGATTATAAGAATCTGTAATAGAAGTATCAGTCTTCTGTGTTAATCCATGATTTCCTTGAGTATCCCAAAGACTATTAGTAACAATATACTCTAAGATTTGATCTACCTTATCATAAACCCAAATAGTTTCTGTAATTTCAGTTTCAACATGATTGAGTTTAACATTATTTGTATCTGATCTATCAACATAAAGTGCTGATGCATCCCACATCTTTTCATTAGCACCATTACGTATATCAGTAACAAGAGCATCAAGAATATCTTTAACATCATCTTCACAGTTTACACTTCCACCAGGAACAGCAAGTGCAGGGAATTTCTTCTCTGCTAAAAATACTACTTCCTTAGCAATATAATCTTTGTTATCTAAAATTAGATTAGCAGCATCATAATACCTTTGAGAATCACCATCAAATCCTTTAGGATCTCCAGCAACTCCAACATTAACTGTAAGTGTTGTACTAGTTACAGAAACAATTGCTAAAGTAGTATCATATGCAGGATCTGTTGTACGAGGATAAGTATGTGAAGTAGTATGATTATCCTTACTGCAAGTAAATGATAGAGAACCAGCAGCAATTTTTAATGTATCACTAGTTGTATAACTATGAGATCCAATAGTAAGTTCTAAAGAACCTGTTACTGGATTATAAGTTGCAGCAGTTACATCCTTCTGAACACTACCAGCAGTTATCGTAATAGCATTAGTCGCAGTACCACCGTTGTAAATATGAGCACCAGCAATACGTGAAGTCTCAAGAATAGCATCATTATTAAAGAATTCTCCAGCAGTAAAGGATTCAGTTCCAGACCAATCTTCTGTCCAAACTTGGGCATCTACACCATCAAAATGAACTAATAGTTTTGTATTAGCATCTCCTTGATGAACACCATTTATAGGAGTAAATGCAGAAGTATATCTAGCAGAATTTGAGATTCTTAATTCATCAATATGACCATTAAATGCAGTTAATGCTTGATAATCAGCACCAATATTAACTGGTTTTGTAGTGCCATAATTACTACTATCAGACCAATCACTTCCTACTTGAACTCCATTAAGGAACATCTTAGTAGTTGAACCAGATTTAGAAACAGCAAGATGATACCAAGTATCAACAGCAACTGTACCACCAGTAATTACATCAGATCCATTAACATGGAACTCCAATCCTGTACCATCTGTTCTTATTAAAGGTGATAATTCAGTAGCTGTAGTTCTAAGATCAACAAGAACTTGAGTACCAGTTACACTAGTAGGACGGAAATAGAACTCAATAGTCCATGCACCAGTCCCAAATCCAAATTCAGTTGAAGTTGGAATAGAGAGATAATCATTTGCACCATCAAGTAATAACGATGCTGTTCCAAACTTCTTCTGTGCAGTATCTAATTGTGATTGCCCGTTGAATGAAATTATATGATAATCTTGACCATTTGCCTTAGATCTACCAATCTTACCAAGATATACAATACTACGTGCTTGATTAAATCCAATAACTTCAGCTTTAGTATCTAAGGTTCTAATTCTCTGTCCAGTATTAAAGAATCCACTACCAGTCTGACCAGTAAATGATAATTTTCTTACTTTACCATCTTCTCCAGCAACAAATTCACCAACATTATTACCATATTCAACTTTATAATTACGAATAAATTCATCTTGAACTAATGTTCCTACTTGATTATCAAAAGGAATGATATAGTTATTAAGTTGCTCATTAGAAGGGAAACTTGAATCAAAAGCAGTAGCATTATCAGTAAAATCAACAATACTTACTTGAGATTGTGAAATATCATCCAAAACAACGTTTGGATATGATTGAGAGGTGATTCTATTGAATAGTAAACCGAAGAATGAAGAACCTTCAGAAATATTAACCTGACTAATAAACTCATTAGTTACAGGATCTTGATAAGCACTTGTAGCAGTAACTCTTGCAACAACACCAGAACTAGCACCGATAATAACATCATTTAACTGAATATCAAATAATCCAGGAGTAGACTGATAAGTACCAGCAGTCTTACTTAATGTTAATTTATCAGTAACTAATATATCAGTACCATAAACAGGAGTATCTTCTTGTTGACCAACAGCTTGTGTTCCTAATTCTCCTCTAGTAACACCTAAAGTTGTAGATTCTGTTCCATCAGTTACAGTATTAACTTTGAATATTTCAGAACCAAACTGATATTGCTTAGTAGGTACAAATGTATTTGCAGGAACAGGTGCTTCAGCACCAGTATAAGGAACTACCTCAAAAGCAGTAGTAGATGAACCAACAGCATAACGTAATTTAGCAATAGGTGTTTCTTGACCTGTTGCTAAGTTAATTCTTTCAACTTTCGCAGTATCCTTAGTAAAGTTGGTAATGTTTTCACCAAAACTGAATAATCCAATATTAGTAACTGGAGTATTTGTTGCTAAAGTAGCAGAGAATCCAGTCGCAGTAACAGTACATAATTCACCAATAACAAATGTACCTTCACTAATATATCCAGATATAGTATCACCAACAACAGTAGTTACAATCAATTTAGCACCAGAGGTAATACCTGCTAATGTTTGACCCATAGTTGGGAAAATACCACTCTGATTAGTAAATGTAAAGTCAACTGTATTAATTTGAGAGACAGTAACATTTGCATACTTAACACTTGCTGGAGGTTGTGGGGGTTCAGCAAAAACGATAGAATCCTGTTGAATAGTAAATGATGTTCCTGGGTTCTGTACAACACCATTCAATATAATCATTAACTGATTAGCATTAGCAACAACGTTATTATTATCAACTGTTAATGGGAATGAAATCCTTTCACCATCAAATAGGTTAGAAATATCATCCAATCTCTGTACAACAGAAGTTAGAATGTTTTCTGAAGATGTTAATCTCTTCTGTCTGAATAATACCTCAGTATTATTAAATTCAGAGTAAATTGGTTCAACAAGAGCAAAATTCTGAATATTAGGAACAATTGCTTCTTGAGCAAGTTCAACAGACTTAGTTAACTCAAAGAAAGTCTCTTTATTAGGAATTAATCCATACTCATTAAGATTTAACTCACCAAATACTTTAAATGATGCAGGGTGAACGTTCTTAACAAGAATTTCCTTCCAGTCACTAATAGAAACAGCAGACTTAACAGCATAGGAGAAGTCCTGATAATAATAAGAGTCTTGAATCTTTTGAATAATTTCGGATGGTTTACCGACATCATCGATAAACTGACCTGTTGTTTTGGTAATAGAACCAATTTCAAGAACACCACGAGCAACTTTAAGGTCACTAATAATACCAGAAGACTTAGAAATAACACCTGTTAGTCTTTGTCCACTTGCAAAATCACCAGTATAATCTACGATCTTAAGGATTCTAGGTCCAACCTGCCAACCAGAGTTTGTAGAAACATATCCAGTTGCAGTAGCAACATCTAAACTATCACCTTGATAAACTAATTCACCTTCTAGGAATGTAGAAGTGATAACATTTGCAGTTGCAGCACCACCAAATGATTCAGTAAGAACTGTCTGACGACCAGTACCAGCGTTAACAAATGTAAGACCATCTCCAAGAGCAGCGTTTTGTGCAGTAATAGCAAGTTTTAATTGATCATCTTCTAATGAATTTGCTGCACCAGAAATAGCATAGTAAGTAGTAGTTGGATTCAATCTACCAGTTGCACCAGCAGCAAGTGGGAAATCTGCACCATCTCCAGTATCAGTTACAGTAACTGTTACTTCAGAACCATTTACAATACCATGAGGATAAGCAAATTGTAGTAATCCTAAGTCAAGGTTAACAACATAGTTAAATGCAGATCTCAAAGCGATTGTAGGTGTAGAAGAATATCCAGCACCTGGTTCCTTAACAATAATACCATCTATACGACCATTCTTAATAGTTGCCTCAGCAGTAGCACCAGATCCACCACCACCTGTAATAACTACAGTAGGTGCAGTAGCATATCCAGAACCTGGATTTGTAACTGTAATACTAGAAAGTATGCTTGTAGATGTTAACTGTGCGTTGATTGGGAACGTAATTTCAGGACGTAAAGTATAGTCATGAGGATAATCATATCCAAAGTTATTATTCTTAAGTTTCTTGATTTTTCCAACTTTATCACCCTTAGTGAAGATAGATGCTTCTGTACCGAATGGTGGAATAACAACTACCAATTCAGCACCAGATCCAGTTAATCCAGATCCAAGAATACCAGGTATTGCTTCAATATCAATTGTTGCTTCAGTATATCCTTTACCTGGAGAGGTAACTACAACTTCTTGAATCTGACCTGGAATTGTATTTCCATCATCATCAGTTCCATCAGCAACAGTAATACCAACTAAACCACCTTCACCATTACCCCCAATAGGAACAGCATTATATTGTCCGACTGCATATTCAGTTCCTGGATCATTAATTTGTACCCTTTCAATTTGTCTTGTTGATATTAAATCAGTAACAATAGGTAATTTCGTATAGAAACCACCTGGATTGATAATTCTAATATCACTAATAGAACCAACTGCTTTCTCAGAACTTGTGCTATAAGTGGTTCTAGATACGTCAGCATTTCCTTCTGGTTCATTCTGTAGTAAGAACTTGAATATATCAGGTCCAGTAGTAATAGTTTGACCATCAGTAGAACTAATTGTAAATGTTCCCTTATATGGAGAATCTACAACATCAAGATAACTTCCTGGAATAACAGGAGAAGTAGAACCAGTTCTAGAAGGATCGAAGTAGTATGAAATATTAGTAACAATATCTTCATCAACTTTCAACTTAACAGAAGGAGTAGGAACACCTTGACCAGTTATACCAGGAGTACCAACTCTTTCAATAGAGTTAAAGGAATACTCCAACTTATAAAGGTTATCCTTAGCAAATGATAGATTACCACCAACTAATGAAGAGTGACTTAGGTCAAACAAATACTGATGACCATAATACATCTTCAAGACAGGTGACTTGACAAATATATTAACTGTTGCAGGAGTTGTAGATGGTGTTGATACTGCTGCTTGTGGTAATTTATAGGTAAATTCTAATGGACTTACTACAGTATCAACAGGGAATGCACCATCATATTCATCATATACTGTACCACTAACTTCCTGAGATGGATTACCATCAACATAAACCATCTCACCTTTATTAAGGTAATGATTTGTTCCAGTAATTACATAAACTTCATCACTATTAGCAACTGCACTAACTTGAAGACGTTTCTTAAGATTAGTGATTAAAGTAATCTTCAATACACCAGTTAAGTTTGTTATTTGAGCAGTTGTATAAGAAGCATTATATGATATATCACCAGATGCAATTGTAACTACAGATCCAACAATATAAGGTGATCCGCCAGCAACTTCATCAATTCTTATAGAATAATCAAAGTCAGCATAAGGTTTAAACCTAGCAAAGCTATCAAGATTTTGTCCACCACCAGCATTATAAGTACCATCTAAATTATAGTCATCTAAATCTATATCAAATGTTCCAGGAGTTGTGTTGTTAACTTGAGCAAATGTATATGCTACAATTTCATTAACATCATTAGGAACAGGTCCAACAATCTTATATGCAGTTTGCTCACTAAACTGTTCTGTTGATAGAACACCAGTATCTAAATCGTTAGCCCAATCATTATTATTAACAGCAAGATATAATTTATTATTTGTATTATCTTTTCTAATAATATAACCACTATTAACAAACGCATCTGCATCTGTTTTTAATACAAGTTTTGAACCAACAGTAAAATTAAATGCTTGATTTATTGTAAGTTCTTGAATATTATCAATCTTAACTGTATTAGTAACTTTAAAGTAATACCTATCTCTAACTACCGCAGAAACCTTGAGTTTCTGGCTACCAGGAGAAGGAACAGTTGCAGTCCTAGAACTCCAAATATCATTAGCATAAGTTAACGTCTCTGTATCTTGACTCATCGTAACAGTTGAATCATCAAAGTCAAGAGACTGCAATCCAGCTTCTCCAAGAGAATAACCAACATTAGAAATGGTTAACGCAGTTCCTGTTGTAGGAGTTACTGCAGTTCTAGTCCATCCAACCTGTGTATTAGTTGTTAGAGCAGTTGTACCAAGTCTTGAGGCATCAGCATTCTTATCAACTTTAAGACCCCAACCAACATAATCAATATAATCGTATCTATTATTATATGTGGTAAAGAATGCATCATCTACCCAATCATAATCCAGAGCATAAGTTGCTACAGGAGGTAAAGATACCATATCAGAAGGAACTGTAGGTACTAGACCACGATTTCTTAACCTTAGATGATCAATATAGAATTGACCCTGCTTATTCTGATTAAAGTCTGTAGCAGTAGCACCAAAACCAACTTGGTTACCAAAGTATAGATCCTTATTACCAAGTGAAGTACCAGATATACTACCAGCAATTACCTGTATACCATTAACATATGCTTTAAAATCATTACCAACCTTAGTTAATGCTATAGCTTGCCAACTATTGTTAGCAAACATGGTTGTTTGTGATGAAGAAGTTCCTGATCCGTTTATAAGTTGTGTAGAACTATTAGTAATAACAAGATCTAAAGAACCATTAGAAACATCATAACCTAACCATAGTCCACCAGTAGCATCTCTTGCTCCACCAATACCAATGAGAGTATGTTGTGTTTGTGATAATGTTTGTGACTCAGTTGAACTCTTATATAAGAAAAACTCTATTGTCCAATCATCACCTAATTTTGTACCTAATTGAGCAGCAGTTATTTGAAGATATGAATTAACCCAAGTGGAATTAGAACCTGCAGGATTATATCCTAAAATCTTAGCATAATTATCAGTATAAGTTATCGCATTAGTTGGTCCAACTGATGTAAGAGTATAATGTCCTGTAGTATCTGTATTCTCAGATCCATTAGTAAATGGGAATAAGAACTCATTTCTATTCCAATTAGTTTGTCCAAATACATGAACATCACCAGAATTATCTACATCAATAGCATGTACAGTAATACCTTCAATATTCTTTAATGTGAAATCAGTTGTTGTATGATTCTTGATCTTTCCATCATAACCAACCTTAACAGTATCTACTGTCTTCTGTTGATTTGTACTATTGGTTCTAGTGAATGCAAGGTTAAGATCACCAAAAATATCAATTTTACATGAATCAGCAGTTACAACATCTCTTCCTGGAGCAAGATATCTATAATTCCATATCAAATCTCCATCGGATGCAAATTTACCAATCCAGAAACTATCTCTATCAATATTATTAGATTTAATTCTTAAAGAAGAAACTACATATAATTCATTAAATTCATCAATTGCTAAACTAGTATCAAGGAATGAATAGAGAGTATTACTAATCTCTTTAATCCAATCAACAGTAATAACACTTGTACCTAAAGTTGCCTTACCAATAGCAACATTAACAGCAGTAGCATTTGAGGATGCTGCTGTTTCCATAACAAAGAATATATCTGTACCATTAACAAGTAAATCGGTAATCTTTTCAGATCCAGCAGTGGATGCAAGTTTTCTCTTAACTGAGAAATTACCAGAAGTATCAATTGATGCAATAAATGCATCAAATGGATTCGCAGAGTTTGTATTGGTATGACCACCAATAACATAACGAGTATCAGAATATTTGGCAAGTGCAGTTACATTATCTGCACGAGTAGAACCAGAAATACCAGCATATGCTTTCTGGAAGTTTAATGTTGCACTAAGACCATTAGATGCCTGAGTATACTTACAAAGTATAATATCAGGATTATATGCATCAAGTAAAGCACTATTTGGTCTATTATTACCAACTACCCAAATACTATTACCATCTACATAGATTTTTTCAAATTCAGCATAATTTGCACCAGAAGCACTTTCTAGTGTTTTTTGCCACTCTTTAACACCAGTAGCAGACAATTTAGCAACAAATGCAACTACATTACCTGAAGCATCCTTTGTCTTACCACAAGTAAATACTTCCTTACTATCATTAACAAAAATATCATTAACTTTAACGTAATTATTATTAGTAATCTTAGAAACGTAATAATCTGCTTTCTTGAATATCTGAGGATGACTTAATATAACTCTAGGATTAGATGTATAACCAGATCCAGAATTAATGATATTAACAGTATCAATAGAACCTACACTAGTAACAACTGCTTGTAACTGACCTTGAGTACCAACACCGTCAATAAGAATTGATGGTGGTATTTCTTCATTATAACCAGATCCTTTCTGATCTATAACAATTTCTTCAATACCTCTAAATTGACGAACAACAAACGTTTTGTTCGTATTTTGCATGATAGGTGTATAAGAAACAAACACACTATCACCAGCAATCAAATTATGAGGTACAGTAGTTTTTAATACACCATAATTCTTTCCTGCAATATTTTCAAATGTATATGAAGCAACTGATTCACCCTTAATACGAGAAATTGCAGCAGAAACACCAGAACCATCAGTATCTGTATTATCAAATACTAAACGGTCATTAACCTGATAATTTTTACCTGGGTTCTCAACTGTAAATCCAGTTACAGATGCATCTTCAAATTTAGTTGTTGTTTCAACTTCAATATCAACTTTGGAGTCAAACTTAACTTTAGGGAAATAATCAAAGAGTTGTAGAGGTGCTTCTTCGTAAATTTGTCTTGGATTAGCAGTCTCATCAGAATCAATTATACCGTCCCTATTTTCGTCTTCTACCTCAAATAGGAGTATTTGCCCATCTTCAGTAGTTAGAGCGTTTGTAGAGGCATTTGGGATCCTCTCAACATCAATATCAACATTCTCATAAGGATCTCTATAACGTACAACACCAGAAGGAATATTTTGCTGTACAGCATCAGCACTCAAGTTCCAAGTATCTACAACAGAGTTGAAACTTGGACCTAAAACATATGGGAAAACTGGATTACCATCTTCAGTAGCATCAATAGTTACAAAATAACAATATCTACCATCTGGGAAATCTGGTGTCTTACAAAAACGACCATTATATTGATCTAAATCACCTAATCCGAAAACATATTCATAATCTTCTACAAAATTACCAGCAGATTCTTCATTCAATAAAGGTCCAGAAGTTCTAACTGGATATGGATTAGTTTGAGCATCATATACAAGATTAGTCTTTAATCTATATGAAGTACCAAGTCTAACAATATTTGATGTTTGATCTGTTGGATCATTAAATCCATAAGGTCCATAAACTGGATTACCATCAAATGCCCAACCAATAATAGGAGAATGTCCTAATTGCTCATCTTGCTCTTTAATACTTCCTGCAGTTTGCTCAAATAGATTATCTCCAAGAATATATCTCATTCTTTGAGGATTTGAAAGGTGAGCATACTCACCACCATATTCATTATTATATCCTTCAAATACACCACCCTTAGCAGCATCAAGTGTTGATGTTGCTTGTAAGTTATAAGTCCATTGGAAAACTGATGGTGTAAATGTTGCGTCTTGACCAACAGAAGTCAAATTAACAAGTGTAGTACCCTGAACGTAGTTAATACCTCTATTAATAATGGTAATACCAGTAACCCTACCAGCATTTTCACCATCAGTATCAATTGTTGCTCTTGCAATAGCACCGAAACCAACACCCTGAATACCAACTTCAGGTGCAGTAGTATATCCAGAACCAGCAGAAATAATAGCGATAGATATAATTCTACCATTATTAACAATTGCTTGTGCTACAGCACCAGAACCAGAACTTAAAGATACAGAAGGAGTAGATGTATAAGAAGTACCACCAGAATCAACAGTAATTGCACCAATTGGACCTCTAACAGATGCTGTTCCTGTTGCTCCAGATCCACCACCACCTACAATAGTAATAGAAGGTTGTGAAGTATATCCAGAACCACCAGCATTAATCAAAATACGTGAAACAACACCTTTAGTGATAATAGCAGTTGCAGCAGCTCCAGCTCCTCCACCACCAACAATAGAGACCAAAGGTGAAGATGTATACCCAGAACCCCCGTCAGTGACTGTGATTTCAGAGATAGAACCATTAACAGTTACATTAGCTGTTGCACCTGATCCTCCACCACCAGAAATAGTGATAGTTGGAGGTGAAGCAGCATCATATCCAGAACCAGCATTATTAATAGCAATACCTGTTACTGCACCGAATGTTTTAGTTGTTTTCGACTTATATGACCAAATAGATACACCATTTACCCAAGTACCAACAGGACCAGGATTAATAAGGTTTTTTGTAGATATTGTAGTAGGTACTTTAGGAAATCTATTTAATTTACGTTGGTTTCCTGGAAGAAGTGCTGATCCTGGAAAAGGTCCGATCTTATAGTTGGGAATACCTGTGGCAGCAACATAAGTGTAATTATCATTAAAAAAAGTATTTTGTACATTGGTAGTATAAGGACCAATAGCGTTTAAAACTGCAGAGTTATCAGATTTACCTTTATTAAGGTCAATAGATACAAGAATATTACCTTGTGGAACAACAGTAGCAGGTTGGGGTAAATTATATTGGAAAATATTATCACCATCCCTAGATGTAACTAAGAAGGTTCCGTTATAGATGATTGGGTTAGCACCATAAATGGTAACTTGATCTCCAACTAACAATCCATGAGGATTAGCACAAGTAACCGTAGCAGACTGATCATTAACACCACCATACGTGATACTTGTAACTGAAATTAATTTTTTAACGTTATATAACCAAGTTTTCAATTCTGATCCTTCACCTGTACCACCTAACTTAGAAACAGTTAATTTATCTCCAGGTAGATAATAAGATCCAGTATCTGTCAAAGTTGTTTGTTGAGCATCAACAATACCAACAATATTCATCACAACTTCTTGTGCAGTACCCTTATTAAGGTAAACTTTAAAGTTTGATGCTACTTCAGTAGCAGCATCCCAATCTTCAACAACACCATTTACAGAACGAGTACATTCAATAAACTGGTTAAGTGATTTTTCTTTATACTGAACAACTTCTGCTCCAGCACCAGAACCAATAATAAACTCTCCATTCCTTTCTGGCCAACCAATTGTAGAGTCAACTGTAATAATACCATCAGTTGTAGATAAAGGTTCAGCAAGTCTAGTCTTATAAGGAACTGTAAATGAACCAGTAATTGTCTCTTCAGACAATACAAGTTCAAAAATCTCTACTTCAGATGTTTTAATTGAAATATAGTTTTCTACTAAAGCACTCGCTGCTTTTACATTAGAGTCTGCAATATCTTCTTCTTGTACCAATAAAGCATCTTTAATGTTTGTTGCACTACCACTAACTAGTGTAGCACGAAGAATAGTGTCAATAGACCATGTAGCATCAGAAGGTTTGATAATCTGGTCTTTTGGATATGAAATACTTACAGTTTCACCATATAGTAGTTTAAACAAGTAAGCAATACTGAAAGAAGTACCCTTTGCAGTATAGAAATCTTTAATAGTCTTAATAGAGTTACGAACATCAATTTTCTTATAATCTAGTTCAGGAACATCTGGTAAAAACTGTTCTGTGTACTTATCAAGTAATCTCTTGACAAAAAGAGCATCTAAGCATTTAACACCAGTATCTACTGCTGCTGTTGCTGCTATAGTATCATTTGAGAATACTGCATTACCATTTTCAGTATATTTGACAATACCACTTGCTGCTCTAGCACATCCTGTAAATGATGCTTTTTGATATCCAGTACCTGTCTGATTTACTGTAAAACCAGTAACCTCATTCAAACCAATCTCAGCAGATGCTTTTGCTGCAGGGGGACTTTGAATTACAATCTGAGGAGGATTAGATGAACTATATCCAGTTCCAAAAGAACCAATATTGATATCAATAATCTTTCCATTAAAAATTGATGCAGTAGCAGTAGCACCAGTACCACCAGCATAATTTCCTTGCCCATCTACTCTATTATCAACAATATAAACGGATGGAACATCATCATATCCAGTACCACCACTTAAAAGATCGATATTAATGACACGACCATCACCATCAACTTGTGTCTCTAAAACTTGAGCACCAACAGGGTCAACAATAGCAATTCTAGGAACAGATGTATATCCTTGACCTGCATTTAATATACTAATACTTGTAACTTCACCATTCGTTAAATTTGCTCTTAAAGCTGCTTTAATTGGGTTTGTACCTGTAGGTTCATCAATATAAACCTCTGGGACTGTAGTATATCCAAATCCAACATCAGTTATAGGGATAGTACCTGTAATCTGACCATTAGTAACAGTTGGAGTGCCTAGTTTAGCACCTCCAGGCTGCTTGAAAGTAAGTCTAGGTGTGAATGTATACCCACTACCAGAATTAGTGATTTCTAGACCAGTAATGGAACCATTAGTAACGGTTGCTTTAACAGTTGCTGCAGTAGATCCTGTTTTTGTTGGAGTTTGAACTTGAACAACTGGTGGATTAGTTGAACTATATCCTTTACCACCATCAAGTAAGGAAACACTTTTAACACCATTAACTAATGCAGTCGCAGCACCACCACTACCTACCTCAGAACTAACAGAAACTTTAGGAGGATATTCAAATCTATATCCAGTTCCATTAACACTTGTAGAAATACCTGTTAAAGTACCAGTATCACTAACACGAGCATATCCTACAGCACCAGATCCAAATGAAGGTATTGCTGCCTCAATAACATACAAAGACAGATATCTACCGTTTAATGGAGCATCTTTAAAGATGAAATAGTTACCATCAACCCAAAAATCTACTTTTGGAGTAAGTAAACGATTATCATAGACCGCAATAATATATTCTTCTGCTACTGGTTCATATGTCGAACCATTTCTAGTAACAGCAAATTGTCTCTTACCTTCACCAAAACTATTAGATAAATTATCAATCTCTACAATATTATTTTCAATAAAACCACTTAAAAATGTGATATATGTTGAACTAGCATCATCTGATGGAGTTTTAGTTCTAGGAGCAGTTGTAAATACTATATCTGTACCATCTACAGTATAATCAACTCCAGGTATAAAAACTTTACCATAAACACTAACAATTAAATGTTGTGCTGAAATAGGAGCAATAGGATTATTCTGAGATTTAAGAGCAAACCTTTTAGTCGTATCATCAAAGTCATTAATAGGACTAGCAAGACCTGTAAACTTTAATTTAACTTGCTCATATGAAATACCTGGACTTAGAGCAATATTAGGTGCATGAGTAGTCTTTTCATAATAAATTACCTCATCACCAATTAAAACTGAACCATTCTCTTCTAAAAAACTATCAACATTCTCTACAACAATCGTCTCATCTGTAACCTTTACCTCTTCTACAACTTTAGTGGCACCATCAAGAATTCCAATATCTAGTTTATCAATATCAAGATATTGGAGGAAATTGTTGATTATATTCTGCCCTAGTCCAGTCTTCTCCTGAGATGCATAATAATATTGAATGAACTTATTAAACATCGGGTAATCATCCCCGATGAACTGTGGAGTCTGCGATTCAATCGCTTGAGAGACCTTATTGATATTCGTCATCTAACTTAGAAACAAGTAGAAGTGGTAAGTGTACCAGGATTGGTAATTGTTGGAACTTCGATCAGAGTTGGTGTCTGATTGAAAACCGTTGGTGTCAAACTATTTAGAGGGATTGTCCCAGGTGGAACTGTACCAATTGGCGAAACCGTTACTTCTGGATTGACAATATTAATAATAGTACCTGGAGTTGACGCAGGAATTGTGGCGTTATTCGCTGGAATGAATAATACAGGAATTTGTAAATTTGTTGCTAATAGACTAAGGTCTATAATAGTACCTGTGCCACTAGTAGCATCAGTAACATTTAAATTAGTACTTGATGGTACGTCATTACCAGCACCTATGATATTAACTGGTCCAAAACAAATTTCTCCAGTATCATAATTGACAGTACCTGCAGCATTATTAGTGAATACCTTTTTATTACCAGTATTATAAAAAGTCCTTAAATTACCAAAACCATCATCTTCAAAATACTGATCAATACCTGGTCTATCAAAGGTTCTAAAATTACCTGATAATAAGATAGGTTCCTTCTTACAAGCAGTTCCATCAGTATTACTTGGAGCACTATTGTATAATGATCCACCAGTAGAAACACAATACGTATTTGTCTGATTTGTAGCAGGATTAATATACTTTAGAATAGTTGTTTGTAATGAAACATCACTAATACACTTATTAGAAAGTGTAATTGCTTTAGTGAAATTCTGTGACCTATAAGTTGAATTAAAGTTGTTAATTTGAGTTTGAGTAGCCCAATCAGTAATAGCAGTTTGAATATCTGTTTTTATCTCTGATGTAGTAGAACCGCATCCAGTATCATATAAAGCAAAAATCTTACTGTAAATATAAACCTGATCTGGGTCTATAATTACAGGTTCAATAGATGCCATCGCATAATCTCTTAATTTAGCAGAAACTTCTTTCTTTGTAGCATCATTTAGAAGCGAACCAGTTCTGGTTTTGATAGCAATAAAGACTTTTCCATAAACAGGAGGAGTAAGAGAATCCCCACCGTAAGCAACAACAGCTTCTGCATTATCGTAAACTTTTTTAGTTATTACAGCATAATCTTGTGCAGTAACTGCTCTGTACTGCGAAGAATAATATCTTGGAGCATTATATTTGATAGATTCTATAGTTTCAGCATCAGCACCTAACTGTGACCTTTCTTTCATGGTCAAAATTGCATCAGCACCAGTATATGATCTACCTAAATTATCATCAAAATTACCAATAAAAGAGAACTGAGTAACTTCATTTGCTTCTGAACCAGAAGTAACTAAGTATTCAAGAACAATAACTTCACCATCTTTAACTGCTCTACCAACACTATCATCACCAAATCTCAACTCATAACGCATATCTTCTCCTTCTGAGAGAAAATAAACCCTAGTAGTTGCTGCTAAATTAGTGATAGTATCAACTCTATTATAAATGTCAGACGCAGTTGCAGATTCGTTTGCTTTAACTTTTACTGTTAAAGTAGAAATATCAGCATCTTCTGAAGGAACTTTATAGGTTTGACCCGTAAAGGTATTAACAACATACTGGAAGGTTACAATAGAACCTTCCTGTATCATCAAATTATCAAATTCAGCGACTCCAGTAGTGGTATTTACCTCAACAGTAGTATCTTGAAGTACATTCCAAATGTAATTACCTCCAGTTGCAACAGCACCTTTCTTTAAAGTAAGAGTACTAGGATATGATGCATTTGTCTGTTCTGTCTGTATTTCTAACTTAATACATGCTTTAGAAGAAATAATTGAACGAGGAACATAATTTAAAAGTTTAGCAACATTAACAACATTATCTCTAATCGTTGATGAAGGTAAAAATGCTTCATTTAACGCCATATTTGCATTAAAAGCAGTATAATACGTATTATAAGCTAAAGTATCAACCAAATACGATAAAGCAGAACCTTCAAAATCATAATCCGTAAATTCTGATCTCGTCCTTAAATATGACTTAATAGATGCTTTAACATCTGCAAAATCTAATGCTGTTAAATTATTCGGTTGCATTTTAGGTTGGTCTCTGTAAAATGAAGTTAACTGTTTCTACTATTGGTATACCAACAATTTGATATTCAACAGTAACTGCTAATTTATTTCCGTCAGGAAATGCTTGGACTGCTACATCAACAAGTTGTACTCTAGGTTCAAATTGACCTATTGTATTTATGATCTCATCTCGAATTGCGTCAGCAACAAAAGGATCTAAAGGTTCAAATAACATCTCTCGAACCCTACATCCAACCAAAAGATCAAATGGTTTTTCTCCAGGAGTAGTTAAAATTAAATTTCTGAGTGCTTGTTTAATTGCATTATCGTTCTTAACGACACCAACATCATCGGTAGAAGCATTTCTACTAAATGCCATACCAATATCCTTAAAAGATCTAGAATTCTTAAGGTCTTTTCCAGTTATTTGCTTTAGTGCCATTATACGTTATAGAAGGTATATTTCAAAAATAGTTCTTCCATAGGGCTAATTGGTCTAATTACACGAATATAATACCGATTATCGATTTTATATTTCTCACAATTTGGTAAATCTGAATGGTTTATGAATCCACCCAAAGGTGTCCTAATAATCTCTTCATTTATTATAATATGAGACATACCAAGTTCAGTACCCTCATTTATCATATTTCGGGAAAATATCCCTTGTCCAGCAATAGGACTGCTTCTAATGAACAATCCTTCAGGTAATGCCCTATAAGTCACAATAACATTACGAATCTATCTATTATTTATCGTTGTTTTGTAAGACTTCTTTATACTCTTTTCTTAAATCTTCTTTCCAACCCTCAGCAGGGGTAAAATTGTTTATATCAAATGTACGATAACTTAATGGTCCTCTACTTCGTACATAATGTAAAAATGCTTGGCAATAATTTTCACCCTCATATTTACCTACTCTCCAATGAGGTGCAACACAACCCAAGTAAACTACAGCATCACCTGGATCTAAATTGACTAAATGTTCATTATTATCAGAATCTACAATACCAAAATCCCATTTTTTATCAGAACCAACGTGTATTGTAACAGAAACCTCGCATGATGGTTTATCATCATGTCTTGGTAAGTGGGATCCCTTTTGATAGTTTCTAACCCAAGAATATGTTGGAAATAATGGAACTTCCGCAATATCTGATATTCTTGCTGTTAAATAGCACAACATTTCTTGTCCAGCACGGGATTGGTAATAATTATATGCTGGACCGCAAATTTCAGGATCTTCGTTGTATTTTTCCTTCACTTTAGCACAAAAAATTAGATCCTTGTATAAAGGATCTAATACATCTCTAGATATGAAGTTTTTAAAAACTAAATGATAATCTTTTAAAAGATTCTTGTTCATTATTTCGTCTCTTCAATCGCCTCTTTAATTACAGTCTTCAATTGTCTCAATTTCTTCTTACCAAGTCCTGCTCTAGTGTCAATTTTAACTTTTAACCAATAAACGAACGCAAGTACCAATATAAATTGAATACCTTCGCTCCAAGACAAATTCCATGCTTCATTAAGGTCTAATGTAGCAGCTGCGAGTAAATTAATCATTTTCTTTTAAATAATTTAGATTTAAGTAGTCCAAAAAGGACTTTAAAGAGTGATTTTGATGCATTTCCTTCCAATTCATCAAAAATGTACATATTTAACCTAAAAGCATAGTTTGCTTCAGCAATTAGAGCATTTACTTGAGATTCATCAATATCAAGAGAGTCTAATGTTGCACGATACCCATTTTTGAATTCTTTTGCATCATCAATTTTATCAAAGTCGTAAAAATGCAATCCCTCACCTCTTGGAGGATTTAATGCATTCTCCGCAATACCTTTTAGTATCTGTCCACCTGATAGATCACCAATATAACGAGTATAGTGATGTGCTATAAGCAAATACGGATTATCACTAGCAATTTCGTTAATTCTATAGCAATATGCGTTACATGCTTCACTAGGTATCTGTAAACCCCTCCAATTAGGACCATAATAGTACCTAAGATCCCTTTCAAGAGAATTAACACGCTCTAATTCGGGATAATGGATCATATTAACTAAAGGATCCGTAGATTCTCTAATTCTTTGCTCCATTGTATCATAGACATAATAGAAATTAGTCAATAATTGACGATATTTCTCTGGATCTAAGACACCTCTAAGGAATCCAGCAACAAATTTGGTATTTTCCGCAGCAGAATGGGACTTTTTAGTCCCTTCTTTCAATTCTTTTGCTAATCCCATTATCTTCCTTGTCCTTTATAGCGTTTTTTCGCACTATTACGACTAGTTGCGGAATATTTAGAATGTTTACCCAATCCTTGACGGGTTTTCTTTGGTTTTGCCTCTACAAAAGTGTCAGAGGAGTTCCATTTTACTGATTTTGCCATAATTTAAGTTTAAAGACCTATGTAAACGTCTTTACTGCCACCCGATACAACGGAATTGCATGGATATGCAGTAGTTTGATCTCCAAGTGGATCACCAATCCTTCCTGCGGGTTTTCCTTCAATAAAAACAGTTTTAGACGTTGCAAATAGTTTTCTTGCATGTCCTGCTGCTGCTTCTCTACCTCCAGATGTTCCTATAGTACAATGCCAAGCAGGACTTGACTGTGTATTATAGCACTTATAACCTACAGAAGTGGTAGTGTGTTTAGTTTGTGTAGGATGTGTTATTAATTCATCCTCATCTATAATTGGAATCTTGTTGTTTATTATAACAGTTCTATTGATTGCGGTCAAGGGTTTTTGCCCATGTGGTTTCCAAGTTGTAACAGCATCCATAGCATTTACATCTTTTGGTACAATACTCCCTACTGTTGGTGAATGAGGACACGGACTGAGAGTACCACCACCTAAACCTGGATGGTGTGATGATCCTGATCCTACACCGTGACCACTACAATTGCCCATGAATAGGGCTGCTCCTACTGTCATAGTTTATTCTGGGAATGGGTTACCGTATGCTGCAACAGCATTAACGAACTGAGTAGCTGAACTGGACATATCGTTCCATATTTTAAAACTACCTGTTGCTG